GCATCTCCCACATCGGTATCGTTGAAGAAGTCAAAGGCAATGGCACTGTCATCGTCATCGAAGGCAACACCTCACCTGATGTCAAAGGCGACCAACGCAATGGCGGTCAGGTATGTCGTAAGATTCGTGCTTACAAAGTTAAAAATCGCGGAAAGTTAAAGCCATCTCTGCCGGTGTTCATTGTGGGCTTCGGCAGACCTAAGTTCAAGGAGTGCAAATGCTCGACAAAGAAAAAGTCATCGCAGTTGGAAGCACCTATGCAAGAGCAGGAGCAGCCTCAGTCGCAGCTCTCTACCTCGCAGACCCATCGCGCCCTCTAAAGGATTATGTTGCCTGCTTCGTTGCAGCATTCCTTGGCCCGATATTAAAGGCCATCGACCCAAAGGCTTCAGAGTTTGGGCGCGGAAGTAAGTAAGAAAATGAAATCGGGGAAGATTTTGGATGAGGCTAAACGCCTCACCGCAACGGATCGCCAAGATATTTATGGCGACCCATACATCAATCACAAGCGCATCGCCGACCTGTGGAGTGTTTATCTTGAAAAAGAGATAAGTGCTTCACAGGTCGCTTTGTGTTTATGTCTTGTCAAAATTGCTCGCTTGATTCAGACACCTGACCACGAAGATAGCATCATCGACTTGGCGGCTTACACCGCCATTTATGGGGAAATCAATGATAGTGAAAAATAATCTAGTGCTTGTGCCAACTAGAGGCAGGCCGAAGAATGCAGTTGAAGTTCTGCAAGCTCACAGGCAGTTCTCTTGTCGCTCTGACCTGCTCTTCGTTGTGGACAAAGATGACGAGGAACTAATCAATTATCGCACCGCAGTCGGTGTCGAATACATCTTGGAGATTGAAAACACCACAAGGGGAATGGCTTATCCTGTCAATGTCGCTGCCAAGAAGTATGTTGACGAATATGACTTTTTCACCTTCATTGGCGATGACCATAGATTCAGAACACCTGATTGGGATATTGAATTGAGTAAAGCCATAGGCACCGCCCCTGGCGTGGCTTATGGCAATGACCTGCTTCAAGGCGAGAACTTGCCAACTGCTGTGATGATGTCCAATGCCATCGTCAGCGCCCTTGGCGGGATGGTGCCACCGAAACTTCGCCACTTATACCTAGACAACTTTTGGAAGAAGTTAGGTGAAGACCTTGGCAACCTTGTTTATCTGCCCGAAGTCATCATTGAGCATTGCCATCCATTAGCAGGCAAAGCCGAATGGGATGAAGGCTATCGCTCTGTCAATGCCCGTGAAATGTATTCATTCGATGCCTTGGCCTATGACTTTTACATTAAGAGCGAGGACTATCAAGTTCTCTTGCGAGATTTATTGAAATGAGAGCAATTGCCTTTTCCTTATATGGCAATGATCCGCGCTACACCATCGGAGCTATCAAGAACGCAATTCTTGGCTCGCGTTATTTTCCATTTGAGGATGGCTTCCGCTTAGTCTTTTATGTGGGCGAAAGCGTTGACGAATGGGTCATAAGCACTTTGAATCTTGTCAAAGGCGTGAAGATTGTAAGGATGAGTGAGGTAGAAAATAACACCGCAAGGCTTTGGCGTTATCTTGCTTTTGCTGACCCGCAATTTGAAGTGGTCATCTGCCGTGATGCTGATGCCCGTTTGTCTTTTCGTGACAGAATAGCCCACGAAGAATGGGAGCAATCAGGTCTTGATTATCACATCATCAAAGACCATCCTTCAGGTCATAATTACTCAATAAGCGCAGGAATGTTTGCCGGCAAGACTTACAAGTTGCGAGATATGCAAGAGCTTATGGCCGACAATAACCCTGGCGATTTCTACACCACAGACCAAGCATTTCTTGCAACTATTATCTATCCAAGGGTCAAGGATTCAGTCCTGATTCACGATCCGTTCTACAACACCGCTATTGAGGGCAAGTCAATAAGAACAGGCATTGCCTTTGATGCGCCAACTAAACTTTCCCACATTGGCGCAGCTCTTGATGAGAATGACCGCTTCATCTTTAGGATTGACCGCGATGCTCAATTGGCAGAAGCCAACACTGAGAAATACAAATACGAGAGCGACAGGTGGGGGAAATGAAAATCCTGATTACAGGCGATGCAGGCTTTGTTGGCACTAATTTCAAGAAGCATTTAGATTCTAAGCGCAACTCCATCACAGGCATCGACATCAAGAAGGGGCGAGATGTCAGAGATTTCTTTGCCAAAGATGACACAAAATTTGATGTTGTGATCCACTTGGCAGCTATTGTCGGCGGGCGAGCAACCATTGAGGGCAACCCACTGAGCGTTGCTGCTGATTTAGCTATTGATGCAGACCTCTTTCAATGGGCTTTGCGAACGCGCCCTGGACACATTGTATATTTCTCATCAAGTGCTGCTTATCCCATTTATCTGCAAAAACTAGAATATAAGCAGAGCCTCAAAGAGTTCGACATTAACCTTGAGCATATCCGCACCCCTGACTTGACCTATGGTTGGTCAAAGTTATCAGGCGAGATGCTCGCCTCTTATGCTCGCAATGAGGGTCTGAAAGTCACAGTGTTGCGACCATTTAGTGGCTATGGAAGCGATCAGAGCCTTGACTATCCATTCCCATCTTTTATCAAGCGAGGCAAAGAGAAGGCAACACCTTTTGATGTTTGGGGTCGTGGAACGCAGGTGCGCGACTTCATCCACATTGAGGATGTCGTCAAAGCAACCTTTGAGGCAATCACAAATGATGTCAAAGTTTCCAATTTGTGTTCAGGTCGCCCAACCTCATTCATTCAATTAGCAGAGATTGTTATGTTGCAAGCGGGCTATTTGGCTCAAATAAGAACCAACCCGAAGGCACCTGTTGGGGTTGCCTATCGGGTCGGAAATCCTGCTCGAATGCTTGAGTTCTATCAGCCAAAGATTTCTTTGGAAGAAGGCATCGCTCGCGCCTTAGCAAGTGACTAGAACTGTTGCTCCATTTTCTTGATTCTGCGGTTGATGTATTTAGGCCCAAGCCAATCCATAAACCATTGAGGAAAGATGACCGCGCTTGGTTGGCGTTTTGGCATAAATAGAATCATCAGAAGCGGAATCCAAAAGCCATAGAAGGCTGACATAAGTGGCCAAAAGATAACGCTTCGGCCAATGGCAAAGGCATAGAACGCGGTGAAGAATACGATTAGCAAATCCCATCCATTCATTTAGCACCATCCCATCACAGGGGCAGGCTCAATGTCTTTGACAACTTCATAGAACTTGCCGTTTTCGTGAAGTGATCCTGCGGTGACTACATACCCATTGAACTTAATATCAACGCCATCGCGCAATTTGCCAGGATATGTGGGCGCAGTAGCTTGATAGTAGAGATGCAGACCATCGCCTGTTTCAACTGTGAATGTGTTGGTATCTAAGCCATCTGTGCTTCCGCCATTTCGATAGTCAACATCAAAGACAACAAGACCTGATGGCGCACAAGCAATGGCAATGTTGAGAAGCGGTGACTTGCTAAACCATTTATTGACAACCTTCGGGTCATTGCTCGCCGACTTATAGCCTTGCTTTGCTATTGGGAAGAATGGCGTTTTCTGTTGCGGATAGCAAGGCATCACATACCAACCGCGTTCGGCAAAGGCAGTTGCAATTTCGGCGGTTGTCATTTGATGAACTCCTTTAAGAAGTCATTGATGGCTTCTGACACTGTCTTGCCTTCTGACTTTGCCTTCGCCTGCGCCCTTCGCCACAACTGCTCTGAAACTCTAATCGAGCGAATCTTTTTCATTATGCAACCGCCTTTCTCAATTCTGACATTGCTTCAAGAGCGCGGTTGAATGGTTGTTTGATAAATAGTGAGTTGTAATTGTCATTATCGTTTTTCTTAAGAACTACCCACACACTGCCACCTGTATTAAGAATCGTATATTGCTCATCAAGTGTGATGTAACGATTGCGATTGATTTTGATAAACTTAATTTCTGTTGTCATCTTCTTCTTCCGTTTCTTGAAGCTACTACCTTTCGCTTCAATAGAAGAACCTTAGCAGTTATGTGTGGGCGTTTGTCCATACGCTACTAATAGACCCCTTCGGCGTGTCGGACTAGGATGTCAGCCCTTCCCCTCATACTTAGGGCAACACGAAAGGGGAATTATGCAATACGCACTATTCGGCGGTCTGATGGCCGTTCTAGGGCTTCTGTGGGCTATTTTAGC